GGTTTGCCTGCCCACCAGACATGGCTGTAATCGTCAGCGTCAAGCCTTCAGGCAGGCTCTCGCCATCGTAGTAGTTGACGCGGATATCCAGATCGTTCCCCGCAACGCCCTTGTTACGTGCCGTCAGGTTGACCTTCTCGGCCGTAACGCCGTCAACAGCAGCCGAGACCGACAGATCTGTGTTGGCCGTTATCGCATCAACAATGTTGCTGGCGATATCGCTCAGCGCATCATCGCCAGACACACCAACCTTTACACGACGACCACCGATGTAGAGATAAATGACGCCGGCCGAAACCGTGCCACCTACGGTCAAAGCCCCGGTTGCGGCCTGTGCGGCAGCATCATCATCAAGTGCAATTGCCCAGGTCTCGGTAACGCTATTGTTCTGCAGCTGGCGTTCAAGCATCTGGGCAAGCATCGAACCATCACCGAAATAGTTCTTTGCCTGGGCAGGGCTGGTGACCCGGATCGGTGTCAGAGCAGCAATGGGCTGACCACTCGCAATGCGCTGGCCAATAACCAAATTGCGATAAGGCATCAATGCCGGACCGGATACCGCGTTCGTGTTGTCGAACTCGGCATACACGAATGGAACTCGCAAGTTCGTCGGAATACTATCGAAGCTGATCGACATTTCAGGCCTCCATTTCCTTCAGGGCCGCGTCAACTTCCTTGCGCGTCACACGGCGATTAAGAATGTCTGAGAGATAGGTGAGAGACGGTTTGCCATCCTCGGTCGCCTGCGCCTGGTCGCTATAATCAAGCGTTTTGAGAGTAAGCGTCTTTTCACGGCTACCTTGCGAATTTTAGGGAAAGAGCGGATTTAGGGAGCGAAGAGGGAGCGTTGCTCCGAACAGCTTGGGGAACCCGAAATTGGCCAACGTATGCAGTTATGGAATTATCAACGGACGCGGTTTTACGACAGAGGAGAAGCAGCGCCTTGTTGCGGCGAGTTTTGCCTGCGGCTTGTCGGTGCGGGACTTTGCCGCTCAGGAGGGGATCGGTTATAGCACGCTGAACAAATGGCGTCGGCAATATGGTAAGCTGACGGATACTGGTCCAGTTTTTGTTCCGGTCGCAGTGATGGATAGCCAAGAGGTGCCGGATCAGGCGGAACATCGGGAAGAGGCTTCCCCTTCGGTTCCGGTTCGGGAAGAAGAGCCGTCACAGATTATTATCAACCTGTCCAATGGTCGTCGTCTTGAAGTGCGTGAAACGATCCCGCCCCGAACGTTGAAACACCTCCTGTCGGTTCTGGAGGCCTCATGATTCAGGTGGCTGGCGGGGCTCGTGTTTATCTGGCGCTGGGGCGGACAGACATGAGGAAGGGTATGCCGGGCCTGTCGATGCTGGTGCAGGACGTTCTGGGCAAGGATGTTTTTACCGGTCATCTATTTGTGTTTCGGGGACGTCGGGGCGATCTGATCAAGGTTTTGGCGTGGGATGGTCAGGGGTTCTGCCTGTTTACCAAACGGCTGGAACGGGGGCGGTTCGTCTGGCCCTCGGCAAACGAGGGTGTTGCCCATGTGTCAGCGGCGCAATTGAGCATGCTGCTTGAAGGGATCGACTGGCGGATGCCGCAGCGGACATGGCGTCCGGAGGTGGCGGGATAAGACCGGAATAAAACAGATATTTTCACTCGGAAAACGGCAGAAACACTTGGGTTCAAGGTGAGTTCCGGTTATAATAAGGCCATGCAGAACCCGCCCGCCGATCTCCCGGACAACATTGCCGAACTTAAAGCCATCATCGCCCGTCAGGCCGATGAATTTATGGCTGTCCAGAGTGAGTTGTCGGCCGCAAAATCCGGCCTTCAGGTCAAGGCACTGGAGATTGAGAAGCTGAAGCTCACGCTCTCCAGATTGCGCAAGATGGCGTTCGGCAAATCGTCGGAGAAGATCCATCGGGAAATTGCCCAGTTGGAACTGTCGCTGGAGGAACTCGAAAGTGAGGTTCCGGCCGACTTGGATGATACCGCCGATCCGGATCATGATGATGCCTGTTCGCCAGTCGCTACCGAAACGGCAAAACCGGAAAAACGCAAGCGCCGGGCAATACCTGACCATCTTCCGCGCGAGGAGGTTCGCCATGAACCGCAGAGTGATTGCCGCCAGTGTGGCGGGTCACTGAAACAGGTTGGTGAGGATATCACTGAAATCCTCGATTATGTCCCGGGTCACTTCAAGGTGATCCGTCATGTCCGCCCGGCCCTGTCGTGCCGGTCTTGCGAGAGCATGGTGCAACTGCCGATGCCGTCCCTGCCGATTGAGCGGGGAATACCCTCGGCCAATCTTCTCGCCCATGTTCTGGTCTCGAAATATGCTGATCACTTACCGTTGTACCGCCAGAGTGGCATCTATGCCCGCGAGGGCATGGAACTGCCCCGATCCTTGCTGGCCAACTGGGTTGGTAAATGTTCAAGCCTGATGGCTCCCCTGATCGATGCCGTCGAACGGCATGTTCTGGCCGGGTCGCATATCCATGCCGACGATACACCGGTGCCGGTGCTTGATCCCGGTCGGGGAAAAACAAAGCAGGGTCGGTTATGGATTTATCTTCGCGATGAAGGCCCCCATGGCAGCGACATACCGCCAGCCGCCCTTTATCGCTATACGCCTGATCGCAAGGGCCTTCATCCGCAGACGGTTCTGAAAGACTTTACCGGTCATCTGCATGCCGATGGCTATGCCGGGTTCAATAAATTGTACGACAATGGCAATCAGCCCGTCCGGGAAGTGGCCTGCTGGGCGCACGTCAGGCGCAAGATCCATGATGTGTACGAGAAAACCGGATCGAAGCTGGCGAAAGAGGCGCTCGATCATATCGGACATCTGTTCGATATCGAACGGCAGATTATGCACAAGCCGCCTGATGAACGTCTGGCCGTGCGTCAGGCCCACAGCCTGAGGCAACTCGCAGAAACAAAAACCTGCTTCGAGCACGCCTTGCGCAGGATACCTGGCAAAAGCGATCTGGCCGGGGCATTCCGTTATGCCCTGACCCGATGGGATGCGTTGATCTGCTATGCCTATGACGGCAGATGCGAGATCAGCAACAATGCTGCCGAACGCGCAATCCGGCCTCTGGCCATCGGACGCAAGAACTGGCTATTTGCCGGTTCAGATGCCGGCGGAGATCGGGCTGCGGCCATCTACAGCCTGATTGAGTCGGCAAAGATGCAGGGCCTCGATCCGCGAAAATATCTTGCTGTCGTTCTCGACCGCATTGCCGATCATCCGGTCAACAAGATCGACGAACTCCTCCCCTGGAACATCGACCTCCAAGCCTGATCCCCTCACGAAAACTGAAAACCTTCTTACGTCAAGGTAGCCGTGACGCGACGCTTACTTTTGAGAAGCGAGCCGAGAGTGACCTCCTCTTCGACCACTGGCGTGTCAGGCTCATGGGTCTCTTCAGGCAAATCTTTAACCTGTTTGAGATCACCTGCAGCGATCCGACGGCGGTAATAGGAAGTGAGCGAAACGCTCTCGCCTTTGGGGCGGATATGGCGGGCACCATTTTCGGTGCGCACCTTCAAGCCATCCTTTCCAGGCACAACATTGATTTTGTTGGTCATTGGTCTTGCTCCAGTGTGATCGTGTCTTTGGCATCCGTCGTGCCGTCAGGTGCCGCGAGATCCCACTCGGAGACACCAGTATTGAAACTGTCGATCGCGATTTCCCCGACGTCGACAAAGCCCCGCGTTTGCAGGGAAAGGCGCGCACGATGGCAGAGAGTTCCGGCAAACATGACAGGCCCGCTGTCTTCGAGCTGGACACCGGCAAGGCCGTCAACCAGCGTCGTCTCGACAACACCTCCGATTGTCTCGTCATGGCGGAAAGCTGCTCTAATTTGCTCAATCAGATCGTCGAATACGATCTCGCTCTGATTGGCATCATCGAAGCTCATAACCCCCTCAATGCGCCAGGAATGGATTTCGCGGTTCGCATTCGTTGAGTCTTCCTGCTCGACCGTCCGCACCCGGCGCACGAACCACCCGCACACCTTGTTTTCCGATACATAAAGGTTGCGAAAATCCTTCTGAGCCACGGCATAACGCTCGTAGCGATGAACTTTCCCGGCCCCCGGCACCGTCGCGATTTTTGCAGCGATTGCGTCTCTGATCTCAGTAAGGCTCATGCTCGGCCTCCCATGCGATCGGCAATCCGGACACGCGCTCGGTCGAAGATCCGCTGCACCTGAAGATCGTTGTCCTCAAAGGCCCGCTCGAACATATGCGCCCCCTTGGTACCGGTGCGGCTGATCTTGCGGGCAATCGCGAATGCAGCCCCCTGCGCTTCGGCGGGCGAAAGTCCAAGTTTGTGCTCGGCCCAGTCCGCAAGCGGCTGCACTGGAGGAAAGTGCGGGCGGGTTCCAAGTTCGACTGGGACTGCGTAATCAAGGGGCGTGCCCACCATTCCGATCACATTGTCAGACAGGACTTGAGGCTCCCGCGCGCTGATCGACCCTTTGAGACCGCCACCACCTCCAACACCGGTCGGCGTGTTTTCCTTGACCTCACGCTCCAGCAAAAGGCTCGCTTGCCACGTCGCGGCAGTAAGCTCTTCGGTCACAATCTTCGGTGACTTGTCAAAAGCATCAGCCAGAGCGGCGGCTTCACGAATATCAATACGGACGTCGAAAGCCATTGCTCAACGTCTCCGCTGCTTATGAACGATACGATCGCCACCGAGCTGATCACGCAGATCGAAATTCACAATAGCTCCACATGGGACCGTGCGTTTCGGATCAATTCCAAGGTGATTGAGATAGTTCTCGCGCAAGCGTTTGGCGCGTGCCGCATAGTCCCGGCCTTTGGATTGCCAATCGGTTGTGTCGCCCTGAATAGTGGGCTCGCGATGACCGGAATAAAGACTGGATAGCTGTTCAAGCAGCAACTGTGCTGCCCAGCTTGCGACGGCCTCGCGATCTCGCACCGGGACTGTATCCACCAGGTCTGCCACCTCGTGCAGAATGGAATACTCAACATGCACTTCTGTCCCGGCTGCGAGATTCTCAGCGAGCCGGATGCGCAGCCCCGCCAATGTATTTTCAAGTCTCCCTTCAAGTGGAACGCGCCCACTGTCGCTGGGAAGCCAAATCGCCTGAAGAGAACTGAAGTTCAGTGCCCAGCCTTCCGGAAGGTCGAGAAGGTTACCGGTACCGATAATGGCTTCGATTGCCGATCGTGGCCGATCGGTCGAATAGCGGACGACGGCCAGATTGATAGCCTGGTCACGTTCATTTTCCGATACCGCGCCGCTTTCGTCGCGAACCAGTCCATCAACCAGTGTCTGAAAATCTACGAACGCCATTGCTCTCACCAATAAACAGGAAAGCCGATCTTTCCCGGCAGTCACCCCTAAATCGGGTATGTCGCTGAGAGGCCTTTGACAGACCTCTCAGCCAAGGTTCAAAGCGCCGTACTAGGCAACCACGCCTTTGTAGAGGCCACGGAAGTCGACCGGGGTGCCGCCATAAATGTGACGGATCTTGTAGGTCAGCTTGTCGCTGGCGAACATTGAGCCGTTTGTCGGGTTGTCCTGGACAAACAGTTCCGGCTCTTCATTGCCATCGAGGAAGCCGATCTCGATGCTCGGAATGTCGTTTTTGTCGGCCGACAACGCCCAGTCGTTTGCATCGGTCCAATACCAGACAGGAACCACCTGG